AACCGTTTTTTCATAGTGGCGTCTACTTTTTCGTAGTAGTCGTCGCTACGCGGGTCGATACCCGAGCGAACCAGTTTTTCATGTAGACCCAATGCGAGGCTGGTCATTTCCTCGTCAACTCCAAACCACGTATTCCGCGAACGCCACGTTTCGGCTTTCTGGTCGGGTGCGGGAGCTTGAGTCTGTCTTACTGGTTCTACGCTTAAACTTTCTTCTTGTAAAGAGGGTCTTATAGATTGTATATCGCGGAGTTTAAACTTTGCGTCTGTTAGGGCTTCTTGGGCGTCTGCAATCAAATCTGCATCCCCCGCCTCATACGCCTTCTTCAGTTGCTCTTTAGCCGCACCAACTTCAATGGTGGCAGACTTGGAGATTTCGGTAACAAACACCTTCTCCCCGTGGTTAATTTTTTTGTATAACTCTTTGATTTCATTATCTTTAACACGGGCGTAGTTAATGGCTTCTTCCCGTTCCCGAGTAGCCGCCTCTTTTGCCCTACGCTCATCGTGCCAGACCTTTTTAAGCTGCCCCAAGCGGTTTTTAGCTTGTTCGGAATACTCAGCTAGGTCGTCGTTCTCAAGCTCCTCAACTTGCTTTTGCGGGAGATTTTGCCTTTTCTGGTCTTGTGGTGGGGCATCATCAACAATCTCAATCTCAGGAGCTTCCTCTTCTACCTCTATTGCGGGTTCAATTGGAATGGTTTTTTCCAAATCCAGTGTGGTCATTTCTTCCATACCGTCCTCCCTATGCTCTCGTTATACCGCGTGGGTCTTGCACAACTGCCTCTACCGTATCGTCGTTTATAAGGCGAAATTCCCGCCCATGAATCTTAAGGCGTGTTCCTGCGTATGCGCGAGTAAGGACAAAATCACCCTCCTTACACCACGGCCCTGTGGGGAACCGGTCTTTATCGGTGTAAGCCGTGTCGCCCAGCTTGACTACAAAAAGAACTACCGTGCTATGTGTTTCAATGTTTACCGTAGCCTCGGCTTTCAGAATCCCGTTATCAAACTTGCTTTCAATCTCGGGTAACGCGCAGAGAATCTTAAAACCCTTAGGCTCAGGCAGTTGAGTTGCTTTTTGCTCGTCATTTACTTCCGTAACTTCAGTCATCGTCGTCCTCAGGTAATTTCGTAAGGTCTTTGAGCATAGCGACAGCCATTTGCAGCCCCCGTATCTGCCCACAAATTTCACGGTATTGCTCGTAACTTTTAGCGTTACCGCCCGCAAGGAACGTAGACAGGCTCCCCTGCTCCTCTTCGTATTTTGAAACTATCTGGCGTAGTGATTCTGAATCGACTTGCATCAGGCTCCTTTAGGGGGTTCAGTTTTGGGTATCGGTGGTTCTTTACTTTTTTCAGACTTCACCATTTCCAGTTTGTGTCTGGCAACTTCCATACCTACACGCATACCGTCCTTCTCGTCTTGCCGTCGTGCCGCATCCCTAGTCTTAGCGGTGTCCGCACCTAGCCGGGCACCGTCATACTCATTCTTACTCCGTAAGGCTTCTTCTTTAAGCCGTATATCGTCTGCTTTAGCTGCTGCGTCCATAAGGTCTTTCTTAGCCTTACGTTGCGCTTCCATCTGGTCAATCTGAAAACCTTGCTGCATAGCTTGAGCTTTTATCTGCAACTCTTGCTGTTGCATCTGGATCAACGGGTCTTGCTGTGCTTGTTGAATCTTCTGTTGTGCAGCTTCCGCAGAGTTCTTCTTCAACAGTTGTTCCGCAGCCTGTGCAACAAGGGTCGAAAGCTGAACTTCCACTTCGGGAGACAGCTTCTCTTCCGTTGACGGCATGTCGGCACCCAGTTGCTTCTCAATCTCTTTACGGTATTGAAACGCAACGTGTTCCGAAATATGGGCCATCGCCGCAGCGTGCATCTGCTGTGCCATTGGGTTTTGCCCCATCAACTGCGCTATCTTGGGGTCGTTCATAGCTGCCATATGAACACCGATATGCGCCTCATGGTTCTGGTAGATAAACGCCTTTACCGGTTTACCCGTCATGATGTTCATGTTCTCAGACACTGGGTCAACCGGTTTCTGGTCGTCGTCAATCGGCACTAATTTTTCCGCATTCTTGACACCTAGCGTCTCAATGACCTGACGATGCAGGAGGGGGAGGTTATATAACTGGGGTGCATCTTTTGCCAACTGCATGACTGCCTGATACTGCACAACCTTCTGTGCCATCGTAGATGCATTGGGGTCGGATACCGGCAGCACGGAACACATATCGTAGTCAGACTGCTTGGCCTTGCGACTGCCAATTTCCGGCTCGTAGTCATAATCCTCGGGGGTATTGTCCCGAATAATGTCCCGCAGAAGCTTGAACTCCTGCTTCATCGTGTAGTGAATCCGTGCCTGAACAGCGGACATCACCTTCAGCATCCGCTCCAAAATAGCTAATGTAGTCCCAACCGGGGACTGTGAGGACATATCGCTTGTCTTCAAGTCTGCTACCGCAGCAAACCTACGTCCGTCTTCAACGATCTGGTTAAGCAGCATCACCAAGGTCTGGCTCGGCTCCTTATAGGGGAGCAGCATGATGTTGTCTTTAAGCACACCACCGGGGATGTCTACGTCCTTAAACTCGCCGGGGGTTATCGGGGTGTCATCACCCTTGATGCGTAGCCCGCGAGTCTTCAGTCCACCCGGAAGGTTAGCCAGCGTCCCTGCATCCACAAGCTGCCGCAATAGTGAAGTGCTGGAAGTTGCGTGACCCCCAACCATATGGATTAACCCAAATGCGTAGAACCCAAACCCCGGCACATAGGAGTAATGCACAAAATGCTGGCGTTTAAGTTTGAGCTTGTCCTCTTCCCTCCAGTTACGCCGGATGGCAAGAACTTCCCCCGTGCCCTTCTCCAGAGTAACCACAAACGGCAAGGCAATCCCCGTAGGCTCCCCGTCCTCATCTACGTCCTCGTACCCGGTTAAGTCCAAGTCAACGTGCATCTCAAGCAACTGGAAGCGGTCATCAACCGTAGCCGACAACCCCTGCTCCTGTGCTTTTTGTTTCTCTACCTCATCAATAATCTGGGTAGGTTCCCCCAGATCAATATCCCGATAAAACCCTGCATCCTGCAACCGTAGAATTTCATTCGGGGTCTTACGCATCCGGTGCGTAACCCGCTCGGCTTGCTCCAGATTCGTTGCACCATAGGGCACAATGATGTCTTCTGCCGGGATAAACACGGCTGTCTGCCTATTCAGGGAAGGGTCGAAGTAAATCTTCTTGAATGCGTTACCCGCCAAACAGAGTGAGAACAAGAGCCGCTCATGCTCCGGGCGATACTCAATCATCCGCTCAGTCAACTCGTAGTTCATATCCTCAGAAACACGGATAGCTGCGTCGGCTTTCTCTTTAGTGTCTTTGCCCAGCACAGCCGTCTTTACCGGCCCCGCAGCAGGGAAGGTCTCCATGATTGTCTCGGACTGAAACTTAACCGCGCTCTCCATTAGAAGGGGGTGAAACACACCACACGCCCCCGCCCACGGCTCCGTACGTGCCTCATACTTAATACCCAGAAGCTTAAGCCCCTTGATGTAGGTATCAATCCAATCCTTGCGGCTCATTGAGTCCGCTTCGTAATCCTCAACCAACTCAGAGCTAAGTGATTGCAACTCCCGCTCGTCCATGTCTTCCGCAAGGTTAGCGTTGAAATCATCGCTAATTTCCCGCCCCGGCTCAATCTCAATCTCCATCCCGTCTATACCAATACGGACAGCATCCGGGTTCTCAATCTCAATCTCTATGCCCTGCGGGTCTTCTTGCTGGGTAAGTGCCTCTAACCCTTGCGGGGCTGCGTATATCGACTTGTCCACGTTGGTTGCCATGTTCTATCCTTTAGTAATATCCTGCATGACGCTTGGACTTAAAATACTTGATCGGGTCTTTTTCATCCGAGTCCAACCGCAGAAACCCACCCTGCCTGAATCGCATCAAAGCAAGTGTTGTTGCATCTACCAAGTCGTCATGATCCCCCGCAGGGAACGAAGCAACCTCATCCACCACCTCTTCAGCCCAGCGTGTCTGCGGTGCCCACACAATCCGTGAGGCAAACATATCCGAAACAGAGTTCAACCGGCTTATCTTGTCGTTACCCTTACTAGGGGTAAATTCCTGCACGATTATACCCATCGCACGAAGTTCGTATATAAGGGGCGCACCAGACGCCTTCTTCTCCACGATAAAGGCATCCGGCTTCCACAAGTTGTAATGGTCAAAGGCAACCCGCTTCAACTCAGGAAACTCCATCCTATCCCGGAAAGAGTTTAACAGTATTATATTTGCCCCACCCAGATGGGGCTTATCCGGCTCACCCTCAGGCCACCAGACCCCCCATGTCGTACAGGCGCTATAGTCAGCACGATTGTGTTTCTCAAAAGCGGTATCCCAAGTCTGGATAATAAAGTTGCATTTCGGGGGAGTCTCCCTGTCCCAGACCCGCCACCACTCCCGCTTGACGATGGCACCTTCTTCCGATGTGGGGTTCTGCTGATACTGGGCGTTCCACTGGTAGACCGGCATGGAGGCTTTGGTCTTAAGGAGGTCTTCCAGAGGCCATTGGTCAGGCCATAAGGACTTCTGGACTATCTCGATGTTGCCCTCTTCGTCCGTAATCTCCTTCGCTAGAATGGCTGGAAACTCCACTACCTCATACTGGTCAGCCTCCTCATTCATCACCATGTCTTTGACAACCCGCCCCGTCAGGTCGTTAAGTGCCCAGCGTGTCTGGACGATAGCCACCCGTCCCCCCGGCATCAACCGCGTTCTGGCTCCAGTAGTGAACCATTCATACGCTTTGTCGAATACGTCAAGGTTGCCGTTGATGATGTCCTGCTCGTTGTGGGGGTCATCAATAAGTAGCAAATCTGCGCCGCGCCCCGCGATGGCTCCACCGACACCGACCGCAAAGTACTCACCTCCGTGGTTCGTATGCCAGCGTCCCGCCGACTTTGAATCCTGAGATAGTTCGACCCCATCCTTACCCCCAAAGACAAGTTGATATTTTTCATCCGCAATCAAGTTACGCACCTTACGCCCAAAATCCACAGCCAAATCTGCCGTGTGGGACACCATCATTACCTTCTGATCAGGATGATTACCTAAGAACCAAGCTGGAAAGTAGTACGAAACAAGGTGGGATTTGCCAAAACGGGGGGCAATATTGACCGCAATGCGGTCTTTTGCGCCATTGG